GTTCCGCAATCATCTTTCCTTTTTTTGTTTGATTTGTCCAGTAGGATATGGATTGTTGTCTCGCAGTTGCAAAGTTGGCAGCAGGAAGACCCAGCACTGTTGGTGGACATCCAAGAAGAGCGGATATGGACTCTCTGGCCATTCTTCTGGAGGCTTCAAACTCCATTTCCCGAGGTGATAGTTTAAGTTCTCTTACCTCACACTGACCAGACAGAACCATAGCCCCACCTTGTTGAGCCATTTTTGTATAGTTATCCAGTATTTGTCTCCTTGTCTCGTGAGGCCATATATCACCATCTTCTTTTGGATAGAGAAGAATATCTGGACGACCTTTTGAGCTGGCATCCGAGGCTAACTTTTGACTGTTTAAATCGGCATCTATTTCTCTGGCTAGTGCCTCAGTGGCTCCACATCCATATATTTGTTGTGAGCCTTTCGCATAAGAAACACCTTTACCATGTAGCACACGATCCACTGGATACATTACAACGGAACCGGAGCTAGAGTGTTCATATCCGATTATTCCATCCTTTTGATCAGTTACAATTTTTACCTCATCTGGATGTAGTCTCACAATGGATATGGGACTTTCCTCGTTTTGACCAAGGAGAAGAATATAACAGTTTCCGGCCAATAATAAGTCGGTCATAAGCTGTGCTCTAAAAAGATAACCGGTCATATTTGTGTTTGGATTGTTCATAAGATCCAACACAGGATGATCCAGTATTTCTCTAGTCTCACTTCCTTTTCCTTTCATAAGCTTGAGTCTTAGAGCGGCCAGATCCGCACTTATTCTGGATACTGCCGCGTGGGTATAAGCGTGAATACCATAAGCTTCAAGAGCTGTACCTTGTGAGTAAGTTGGACGAACACCACCAGCCGATTGCCAGTTGGCGCCTCGATTTACATCCAAGGGTTTTTCTATCTCTTTTGCATAAGATTTTCCTAGCAAGCTGTTCCACAAGTTAGTCCAATACATAATCTTTCCTTAATATCTGTGGTCATTATATCTTTTGAATTGCATTATTTCATATCTTAAACAGTCCAAGGCGTGGTCGTATTTTTTTATCGGTCTATCAGCCTTGCTTTTTGCGTCCCATCTGTATTGTCGGAACTCCTTGAGAAGATTGTTACAAGTAGAGAATACAATCATCTTTGGTTTTCCTTCTATATCAAGATGTAAAAACTCTTTTACCCATCCAATACCCTCAAGGACACCCAAATGTTTTGGAGCTGCTATTGTTCTTATTCCTATTTCTCTTGATAAGGTCAATCTTCCATCCTTGCTTTCTGGATCTGCACATGTCCAAAGATACTCTTCCCCTTTTGATAGTCTTTTTATTTCTCTTCCGCTCTCAATAGTGGTTCTATTTGTCCAATACAGCTCACGATATACAACCAAAACACTATCAGAAGCCAGAGAACCTGCAGGAGCAACCGCTATCCATAAACAACAAAATGGGTGAGTTGTTCCAAAGTCTATTGTTCTGTGTTTCTCCCAACTGTCTGGTATCTCAAAGGGTGCCACCTTATGAATAGTTTCATCAAATTCGGGATAGACAAGACCAGCCTGACTTGTAAATTCACCAAACAATCTGGCTTTTTGAGAGGCTTCCGACAGGTGAGCTACTGCTTTCCTCATCTTGACAGAAGAGATATATGGATTGTCCAGACCAGATATTCGAACCAAACCAAACCCATCATTATTCTGTTCTACAAATCTATCATAGAGAAAGGTAAGACCTTTGAGCGGTGTGGCTGTGATGATAAGCGAGCCTTTGGAGTCAACGGTTCGCAACATACATTCCTCAAATACTGGCTCTGGTGGCTCTTCATCCAACCAGATAAGCTTAGCCGATCCACCTTGGAATGCCTCTCTACCGGCATCACATGACATGCTCACTATTCTTCCACCATTCGGCAGTTTTACTATTCCTCTATCTTGGGATGTCCATCTTATTTTTTTTACCTTACTGGGTAAATACATATCGATTTTTGGTCTTTGATACTCTAAGGCATCCTTATAGCTGAGTGCCGCAATCCAGACCGTTGTCGGATGATCCTGTATATAATTTTGCGGTATATCATTCATCATCATCCATGTCCTCACCCACGCGCAGCTTTTTCCAGCTGCGATTGCCACAGAAAGTTGGGCACCGAGTTGGGTTTTGCCAGCTCTGTTTCCTCCGGAAATAAGGGTTGCCTCGGATGCTAGCATTTTTACCGCTTGACTTTGGCTGGTTCTTTTCTCTACAATCTGGCAGTTGAGGCATTTCCAAACATTGCCGGATTGTTGCAACATGGGCTTACCGCATCCTCTGGCTCTTTTGCTCTTTTCGCCAAGTCCATCCCATCTATGACAATACGGAACCCAAAGTTTTGCCAAGGCAAGTGGAAAGGATTTTGCATATTCAACCAAATCTTTCCTTGCTTGCAAGGCTTTTTCTATATCTTGCCTTTTTATGTCACTCATCCAAATCTATCACTGGCTCGGCAAGAAGGGTGCTTACCAAAGTTTGGGTGTTTTTTACATCCTCGAGGAGTCTTTGGACATTTACTTGACTGGCATCAATGGTAATCTCCACATTGGCTTCTGGGTTTCTTACAAATCCGTCCCTTCTTTCCAAAAGCCAAGCCGCAGCTTGCCAGTTTTTATCCTCGGTGGCCGCTCTTCTTATTACAGCCAGATTGGATATTACTCTTTGTGCGTTGGCTTTTTCTATACGATCCAAAAACTCCAAGAACTCCGGTTCTTTACGATTTGTGGCTCTATCCATCCATCCATAAAAAGTAGAGGCGGATATTCCAGCATATTGAGCTGCCTGTTTTCTAGTGCAACCAATCGCCAAGGCTTCACACAGTTTTTTTGTGATTGTTTCATTGAGCTTTAGTGGTCTTGCCATGTTTCACCAGTATTTGTGTTCCGTTCTTATTCTTTATTATATATCCACAGCTGTTGATTTGTCTGAGTATACGAAAAGGAGGCCAAGACTGACCAATGCCAAAATAGATTTGTCTGGTCAAATCTTTAAGAAACTTTGGAATGGGTTGATTGTTGTTCCTTTTGCAAGTATCAAGGAATGCTTGGAGAGCTGCTTGATTGGTTTTCGGTTCTGGGACCTTTTCCATTTCTTCTTCAATGATCCGAATGTGACTTTTTGCCCACTGTGCTTGTGAGAACCTTTTAAGGACATATTTTTGGAGAACCGAACCCCACCGATTTATCAGTTTTCTATTTTTAAAAATCTCTTTTAGGATAGCCTTCTGTTCCTTCTTATTGTCAAACAGGAATGGATACTTGTTTATTTCCGCTCCTGTTATTTCTGGAAAGGTCACACCGTTTGGAGCTATAAGCAGCTGTCCCATCATCATTGACTCAACCGCACTTATACAGAATGTTTCATGTTGGCTGTTGGTGATATTGATGTGAGCTTTTTTCAGTACCTCAAAATAGTCTTGATGAGTACAACAAATTTTAAACTCAACAAATGGATATTTTCTTACTTGTTTAGCATTGTCGTTACTTGTATTGGTCACGAGTACTTTAAACCTGTGTCCTTCTTCCCACAGCTCGTTAAGAAGCTCAAAGGTGTCCTTGTAATTTTTATAAGCTTGCAGTCTATGATTATAGATGAATGTTAGAATATCATCTGGCTCTTTATTGTAGCCAGCCAAAGCAGGTCCTAAATGAACAATGGAAGAAGCTTTCAATATCTTGTTGGTTTGAACACTTGAAAGAAACTGACCAGCCATATCCAAGAACATAGCTCTACAATGATTTGAATTAAATATAACCTTGTCCGCTATAACGGAACCCATAAGCTGTCTGCTCAAAACAGATATGTCCTTTCCAATGGAATATCCAGTGCTAGGGTGTATCATGTAATGGTGATGTCCAATAATAACTGGGTTTCTTTCCTTTCCATCCGATTGTACCAAGGCTTTATATGATCCTATTTTTTCAATATCATTGGCCCAATGTACATGATAAAGAAGACCTTGAGATAGTTTTTTCCAGTGTCTAGGAAAGAAAGCTAAGGTTTCAAGATGTCTTCCAGTATAAAACTCCATTGGTATTCTGGTAATGTTTCCTAGATTGAATAGTCCATCATTGTCATATCTAAATCCAGACTTTGCATTTGGCCAAGTACAATAGATGTGCCAATCTGGAACAAGCTTCTTTGCCATTCTAGCAAAATTGGCCAAAAGAACATAGTTGGAGTCCGAGTTGAGATCGGTCTTTGAGAACATTGGAGTGTAGAGGATTTGCATTATTGAACCTCTACAATAAGTCCATACTTTTTGATGATTTCATCCAGCGCGCTTTTTATTTCAAACAAATCTTGGTTGGAATCATCTATCTCAATTTTATAGATGGTTATGTTTTCTCTTTCTTGAGTTTTATCAACAATGGAATCATCCTCATTGTCCTCTATTCCAAGATTGAAGAAGCTTTCCTCATTGTATGCCAGAATATCTTCTATTTCAGCTTCATCAAAACCCAAAACCTCTATATCTGTGGAGTCATAACTTTGGAGGAGCTGTGCCAACATTTGATCGTTCCATTCTGCTATTTCTCCAATTTTGTTGTCGGCTATAGCTAAAAGTTCGGCATCGGTAGGATCCAGGTCCATAAACCGAACCGGAATGGTTTTGAGTCCTAGCTTTTTTGCGGCTGAAACCGAGTATGGCCAGCTATGATTGTCCTATCTTCTTTTCGCACAATGATTGGAGAGGCAAATCCAAACCGTTTTATAGATTGTGCCACTTTATCAATGGCTTCCGTATTGTTTCTGGGGTTCTTGTCCCATTCCACAATGCTGTTTATGTCTTCAAAAAAACCAATACTTTCCATTTTTTGCTCCTGTTTTAAATGTCCTTTTCAATGATTTTTATAACTGTGTAAATTTCATCCTTAAAGTGAGTACCTTTTATTTTTGCAATTGCTTTGGTCAGATAGATTAAGGAAGAAATCCTTGGTAATCTTTCTCCTCTCATGTATTGACCTATGCTGGCGTGTTCCAGCCCCGAAAGGAGCGCAAGCTGTCTGGCTGATAGCTTGCGCTCCAATATAAACATAGTGATATAGCTAGATAAATGTATGTTCCTTTTTTTCATAGAAATCCAACAATAAACATTGGTAAGCCTCATCTGTTAAAGACTTTATCATTAACCAATATTCCTCGTCTTTCTGTTGTCCCTTTTCTAGCTGTGTATTGTCAAAAAAATTCCATAAATTGCTTAATCTTGGAAAAAGTCCATTATTGATCCATCTATACACCAGTGGACGAGAAAGTCCGCTTTTATAGATTACAGCTGTTTTCGATATTTTATCTCTTTCAACTATCTTGTCTATATAATCCTCAATATAATTACTGAAGTGTTTATTCTTCATTAAAAGCTCCTGTTATTTTATGTGGGAAGATTTCATTTTTAAGAGTGTGGACCAACTCATATTCTTTATTTGGAAGTATTCTTAAAAATCGATCCGCTGATTGGTCATAAACAGTAAATTTGTCCTTTTCCCACAGATCGGCAACATCCGGATTGACCTGTGACCAAATCTCCACTACCTTGTTTTCCAAAGCCTTCAGAAGATCCATTTTTTCTTTACAGTACTCTTGGAAGGTTATGCCTTCACATTTAAGAATACCCATTTCCACTGCTATTTCATCATTATATCTGAGGCTTAGCTCCTCGAAAAACTCAGCTGCTCTATCCTCCGTACCAGCAAATAAAATGGTTTCAGAACAATATCCCCTTCCTTCACTCAGCACAATAACTCCGGATTTCCTCATAAAGAATATCATTTCATAGTTTCTTATTTTTTCAGTATCAAGCATTGGCTCTATTTCTCTCCTGATGGGTTCTCCATCCATTGTAAGATTTATAAATTCAAGGAACAAATAATGCTCCTTTAAAAAGTGATAAGTTGCAATACCAAAAAGTTTGGCTAGTTTTTGCAGCTCGTGAACCTTTACATCTTGAAAGCCAGAGAACATTCTTCTGACTTTTCTTTCTTGCCAGTTTAAATGTTTGGCTATGGATGATCCAGATAGGTATCCTTGTTTCTTTGCCACTGCTCTAAGATTAAGAACGACGGTGGTTGGATTGATGAGAACCACATTAAGCTTACTCATTGGTTCCTCCAGATATTTTTTCAATCAAATCCAAATATTGCAACTTATAGCCCACTACCTTTTTATTGGGTTTTTTGGACTCAAATTCGACTATTTCTAGATCTTCTATGTAGTCAAAATTGGCGATTATGAAATCTATTGCTTCCTCTGCTGGTTCGGCAGATATGGCTTTTTTAAGATAGGATTTATATGTGATAACGATTATTCTGTTCATTGGTTCTCCTGTTATTTTTGATTGCTTGAACTAGCATGTGGGTGGTGATTAAAGTGCCTATGACAAAAGCTGTCCACTTGATAAAGGGTTTTGCAGCTGCTGCATATATGTGGATATCGGTGAGTATCTCAATCATTGGTTCTCCTGTTGAGAGGTGCCCCCATTGCTGGGGGCTGGTGTGTGTTAGTATTCTTCTCTGTTTTCCATTTCTTGTATTCTCTTCTGTTCTTCCTGTGCTTTGTACTCTAGCTCACTGGTCATTTCCTTTAAGTATCTTGCCTCTTTGGAGATATAGAGACTTTTATGAATGATAGCTACAGCTTCAAGCTCTGAAATATTGAAAAGACAATGTGGTACATATCCATGTCCACAATCGGTGAGATCCATCATAGCTGCCGAAAAGGACTTTCCATTGATAGTTCCAGTTATACAAATCTCTCCGATTTGTGTCCAAGTAATTTCATAAGTCATTTTTTTTCCTGTTTTTGAGTGG